TGTTTACTTCCCTCTTCTCGAGTTCTGGTGATAGCCGCATGGTGCGGTTGTTGCATAGCCCTTGGGCTACGAAGTGTGGGACCGTTTTAACACGGGACTACAAGGTTGTCGAATTATTGTTACGATTGACCCTCGTTTTCGAGATGGGCCTAGCATTTTGCGCTTGGTCCATTCCTAAGCATGGAGTGGCAGCTACGGCTGCGCTCGTATGGGAGGTCTCGTCGGGCGATAAGTGCTCCCGTGTATTTGCACGGTGCATTGTTTCACTGATTAACTTTTATTACCAGAGGGATGTGCGCGAGCTCATCCCAGTGATATCGTTCCCGACGTTCTATTCTCTGTCAGAATACTTGAGTATTTCCTACTTAGTTTTCTGGCTTCTTGTTCTCCACATCATTTACAGGTATTGGACGCTTAATGCTACAGCTCTCTCGCTGTGGCGTCAAGTCAACGACTATGTGCCAGAAGCACCCGAGTTACCTGCTTGCACCGTCCACAGGGATGGTAGCAATTTTATTTTGATGAACGGAGAAGGCACAACTTTGGGCACAGCTCCCATTGTGAGCTCTATGATTAAGTATGAGTGCAATATGCAAAACGTTGTAATTAACGGTGAGAAGAAGATCACACCTGTTATGACAAAGTGCTGGTTTACCATTAAGGGAGATGACCAACCTAACGTCGTACAACCTGAGAGTTTTGTACCTAATTCCTTTGCTGAGAGAGCTCCCCCGCCTAGCAACACTATTTACTTTTGGATTCAGTTGCCGGAGACGGGTAAATGGGTCAAGCATAGCACCAATCAGTTATGGAAAGCGCCCTTCCACACGAGTGGACATGGTTTGACGCATACGCGACATGCTTTCGAACAACTACGCGACGTCTCCGTAAAGGACCTGCAGATTTCAGGACCTAACATGGTACGATTGCCTTACCTCGCCGTTTCTAAGACGGGTAGGCATCCGTGTGAGGCCTGGGAGACCTGCGCTTTACGTGATCCCAATTTCAAGCACCCTGGTGTATACGAGCCGGACGTTTCTGACTTGTTTATGTCATGCTGCGACCTCAATTTTTCACTGTTGTCAGTGAGGATGAAGCCATTGGAGGCTGAAACCAGTTTCGGTGCCCATGGTAAAGTCTATTGCGTGAGCAATAAGATTGCGGCTATGGAGGGGGTGACGCGTGGTAGGTTGAAAGAGGATGCCTTCTTGGTTACACAGAAGGGAGTTTCTTGTCACTGTTTGAGTGCCGGTAAGGGCACGAGTGGCGGCTCCATTGAGTCTGATGCAACTGGCTACCTCTTGGCAATTCACATTGCCGGGCATGAGAAAGTAGAAGGTAAAGAATTTCCAAACTTTGGAATCCCCGGCACTGTCGTGGCCCAATTGATGAGGAAGTACTCTGGGCAGTCGCCCTTGCCTTACTACTCACAAGCCTTTGAGAACTCGTTCGATGCACACTTGGCGGAGGCGATTAAGATGGAGGAAGCTGAAGCTTTGCTTGGCTTGTCTGCACCTATGCTCCCCCCGATCAAGGACGCTGTCGATGCCATTCGTGGCGAAGCAGCTGTGGATCCAGCAGTTTGGAGGGGCGCTATTCGTAAACTGAGACGTGCCACAAAGAATAATAATCAAATAAAGGAACTCCTGTACAGGAAAGTATCTCAGCGCATACCTGAGTACGACCCTGAGTCCACACCTGAGGACGAGGAACTATGGGCTCTGGTTGAGGAGGAAATCCGAGATCAGATCTATGGTGACTGTGTCAGCGGTGAGTGTGAGGAAGTTCTTGATGATTTCGTTGAGTGTGTGGAAGAGCCTGCTCTACAGGAGCCTGTAAGTCGTATCATACCGCATGGCTATGGCTCTTCTCACGAACTCCAAGGTTTTCGCAAGGACCTCGAGGAGATGAGAGATTTTCGCCAGAGACTGGAGCAGCCCCCGCCGCCCGGACTTCGGTTTAAAATACAGCCTGATATTAAGATTACGCCAGAAAGCTTTGGAGATTTGTCTTCACCTGCTGAAGAAGTTACTATTAGGAGCTACGTGCTCGACAAGGATATTCCGCCACCCCGTCATTATACGGACGACGTGAAATCTTGTATTCCCTCTACTCCTGTCTCAGATGATGTTCTGACGGATTGGGATTTAGGCATGAAGCACATCTTTGACAATCTTCAGACCATGACCTTGCTTGAATTCTTGGAATTTAGTGAGAACCACTTACCCACTTTGTATGGACATACACGCAATGGCGTGTTGTTCCAGCAGCTCATACAGCCGGAAGCTCGTGTGGACCCCATTGGTACCGCCGTGGACGAGGATGTACTGACTCCAATTGGGAAAGTGCCTTACAAGACTAGGAACAAGTCCAAGGCTTATGATGAAGACGGTATCTACCAGAACGTGAGCATCATGGACCAGCTACGCAAATACAATTTGCTCACGAAGGACGGGAAGCTCCGCGGCAATTGGCCGGCGGAAGGACCCGCTGCAGAGAAATCCAGTCTTATTAGTCAGCTGCGGCAGAAGTTGGTAAGAAAGAGAGGCTACGACGCGCAACATTTGATGGAGCGTGTTAAAGGCTTGCCCGCCGGGAGGTGGGATTGGAACATGTCTTTCAAGACATATCTTCAGGGCATCCTGAAGGCCATGGACCCCGTCAAGAATGCTGGCTGGTCCACCCTCATGGACATTAAGACCAAGGGGGAGTGGGCTACCTCACGCAGGTGTCTGGAAAGTGGCCTTTACACGGTTTGCTTGCTACTGAAATCCGACCACGACTTTGTTGTAAGTATGTCTCCCAGAGAGTTATTCTTTAATGGGTACATTCTCCCAGAAGAAGACTCTGTGAAGCCAGAAATACACAAACTCAGCAAATTGCCAGTCAAGGTGCTAGAGGAAATCGTGGAAGAAGGAAGGTGGCGCTTGATCTGGAGGACGTCTGGCAAAGCTGAGTTTGTGACTCGCTTCTTCCACGACATTCAGAACAAGACTGAAATTACCTTGTTCCAAGCCGGCTATACTCATTCTGAGAAATTCCCATACTTTGGGTCTTCCCCTGGCATGGGGCATGACGACGAAGGGATTAGTCGTACTGTTGACTCCATCAAACGCTTGTTTGAAGGACGTATTCATACGAATAATAACGGAGTTGGCCTCGATGCGAAGGGGTGGGACTTTGGAGTCTCACGCGAGTTGTGGGGTTGCGATGGCTGGCGCCGCGCCTACCTTGCATCTGAGACTGGGGCTCCTATGTGCTTCGTGATGGGGTGCCTGAATCTTTCGATGGCACTCTCCGCTCACGTAGTACGTATTGGGACTATACTCTATGCCATCAATATCTTCGGCATTATGGGCTCTGGTTCATCATCTACATCCGCATCGAACTCGTTCATGCGGGAGCATATTCATTCCGAGGCATTTTGGTGCCTGGACACCATGATTGCTTTGGCTTTGACGATGGGAGATGATCTCATCGGCCGTGATTTAATCACGGAGGAGCACAAGCAGATCTGGAAGGATCTTGGAATGAGGATGGAAGATGAAACTAAGCTTATTCCTGTTGGACAACCTGTCCCGTTTACTTCCCACTTATACAACCTTGAGGCTGAGACTGCCACGTTTGACAACGTTGACAAGCTCATGTTGCGTTTAGTGTTGAGTGAGGCTCACAAGAATTTCGCGCTCACGCGTGACATGGCTTGTGGCATCCTCTTCGCTGTCCGGCACACGCCCGAGGCTCTTGTGATGGTGGAGGATTACGTTCAGACGAAGCTGCCGCAGTTTCGCGATGTTGACTGGACGATGGTCGAGTTCAACCCCGTCACCGTTTTCTAGCACTGCAAGCTTTTGGGGCTGCAGTGGTTGAAGCGAGTCGACCACGTTTCACCACCTCTTTAGTTTTATATTGATAAGCATTGCATATGCTGACCAAAACTTTTAGCAAAAATCAAGTGGACAAAGTTGCCACACAAAAACAAGTTAAAACTTAGCGCATTCCATCACTGGTTGCGCACAAAAACAAGTTAAAACTTAGCGCCGATCCTTCATAGGTAGGCGTACAAAAAGAGGTTAAAATTTAGCGCACTTGGCGCACCTAAAAATATATAACCA